CATAAATTCAATTATTACCATAAGGCTGATGCTCGCCCTTCACCGCTTAATGGCCTTGTGGTGGGTTGCTTCAAAGGAGCGGAAGAAGGCTGGGCAGGGCAAGCTAACGGTGAGTGGAGGAAGGGTGTGGTAGTCAAGCGTGAGTTGGACAATGGTAATTACGATATTGAGTGGGTAAGCCTAAAGCGTCTGGAGAAAGAGTATGGGTAAGCGGTCTGACTACAACAAAATACCAAAGGACTACTACCCGACAACCGATCCTAATGCACTACCACCTAAGTTCATAGAGTTTATCCGTGGTAAGACTTACGCAGAGCCTTGTTGTGGTGAAGGGGACTTGGTAGAACTGCTGTATGATGTGGCTGTCTGTAGGTGGGAATCAGACGTAGAGTATCGTGGGTGTGGTAAGATTTGGGATGCATTGTGTTTGTCTAAGCATGAGCTAGAACACTGTGATATGATCCTGACCAATCCACCTTTTTCTCGTGATGTCTTGTTGCCTATGATTGACCACTTCATTACGCTTAAACCTACTTGGCTTTTGCTACCAGCGGGGTATATGAACAATAAATACTTTGGTCCTTACATGGCTAAATGCTCCAAGGTTATTAGCATCGGTAGAATTAAGTGGTTTAAGGATAGTAAGCACACAAGCACTGATGATTTCTGCTGGTATTTCTGGCAAAAGGGTGCTACAGAAGACCCAGAGACGGTGTTTTACGGGAGGTAGGCCGCGTTGTGAAACAACTATGGAAGGGAGTTAGGGTTTGTCCAAGATAGTCAGGCAAGTTGATGGCTTAACTATTTTTACATTGGGGTCTGGGTCAGAGAGTTTGTCCCTATCCGTAAGAGGTGAGGTGTATAAACAAACTGTAGATGCGATTTTTAATGTGTTAGAAATACACAGGAGTTAGGGTATGTCTACAGACGACCATGGAAGCTGCAAGAGTTGTGGCTTTGATCTTAACGGGGAACGTGTGTATGATACATTCCTCTTGAAATATGGCGATGAGGGTAAAGCAACAGAGGTTGCAGAGATGTATGGGTGCAGGAAAGGTTGGGGCCGCTTTGGTAAATGTGTTTATGTTAAGGGTTATGATGAGAACTACAAAAAGCTAAAACCTTGGTGGATGTGTCCTGAATGTAAAGAAGAGTGCTACTAACATGTATACTCCAGATAATTGGGTAATTATAAAGTTTAACGGTGATGACCCACACTATAGAGTATTGGCAGGTTGGTCTGGAGGTTATCTAGATGGTGACTGTTGGCGAATGAATAGTGGTATTGTTCGAGTAGAAGAATCGTCAGAAGTATTCGAAGTCGATAGTGGACCAATTGCCATTGAATACTTTGATTTTTATGGTTACTCAGGCTCTCGCTATCGTTGCAATAAAAGAGCATGTGGCCTTCGTATGAACAATGTTGGTGTATGGAATCAACTTAAAGATATTCACGGTGACAAGGTAGAACTGATGCCAGAGGATACAGACTGGCTAAACATGGATTGGATTGTTAAATGCTGACACAAGATCAAATTGAAGATTGGAATGAGTCTGAGGCTTACTACAATGTAGAACACTACCCAATCAATATGTCTCCTATGGACATGGTGTCTGAGTTTTGTAGTAAGACTGGACAGGAACCTACGCCAAGCCTTTATGTTAAACTTATCGGTGAAGAGATTGATGAGTGGACCAAAGAAGGAATGATTAAGAGTGAGGGTGACCTTAAAGAACTAGCTGACCTTGTTTACGTCTTGTATGGATATGCCCTTGCTATGGGTTATGACTTGGATACTGCTGTAGAACGGGTCCACGAAAATAACTTAGGACGGTGTATCCAACCTGATGGAAGCATTAAGCGTCGTGCTGATGGTAAGATTGAGAAGAACAAGGACTACCCCAAGGTTAAACTAGGAGACTTGCTATGATTGAAGTGGACATTCCCCAAGAGACAATCCAAAAAGCAGAGCAAAAATCCCTTGAGATGGGCCACCTAAATAACTCCATCACAAAAGGAAAGGGTAATGTCGCAGGGTTTATTGGTGAGTTGTTAGTGTCAAACCTGACTGGATGGGAAGTTTCAAATACCTATGACTATGATTTGATTACGGGGCTTGGAGAAAAGATTGATGTGAAGACAAAAAGAACGAACTACCCGCCAAAAGACTACTATGACTGTTCTATCGCGGCCTATAATACCAGACAGAAATGTGACAAATACGTATTTGTGCGAGTGAAGAATGATCTTAGCAAGGCTTGGATACTTGGTCAAAAGCAAAAAGAAGAATACTTTGCTGAAGCTAGGTTTCTTAAAAAGGGTGACAAGGACGGGGACAATAAGTTTACAGTTAAGTCTGACTGCTACAATCTCCCGATAAAAGATTTGGATTCCTTGGAGACCTCGTATGATTACCGTGATCCTGACTGCTACAGTCTTGACTAGCATGGACCCTGACCTACCTGTACGTGGTGTAGCTATCCAGACAGACGGTCCTGAGAACTTCATGTACTGTGACGGACGTAAGACTACAGTAGACCTGAGCAAATTCAAAGACATTGGCGAGAAGTGCCAGTAAACCACAAGAACAAAGGAAACTAAATGAGCAACTACAAATCTAACCTCAACCCCATGTTCCGTAGCAAGTTCTCGGAAGACATTTTCAACCATAAGTACCGACACGAAGGGGCTGAGACTTGGGCTGCACTTGCTAAGACACTTGTTGATGATGTGTGCAGTGCCGCTGGCGATCAAGCAATGACGCAGGAGGACCGTGACCAACTGACTGCTTATATCCGTGACATGAAGTTTATCCCCGGTGGTCGCTACCTGTATTATGCTGGTCGGTCTAATAAGTTCTTCAACAACTGCTACTTGCTGAAAGCCGAGGAAGATAGCCGTGAGGATTGGGCTGACCTAAGTTGGAAAGCCGAAAGTTGTCTTATGACAGGTGGTGGCATTGGTGTTGACTACAGTGTGTACCGTGGTGAGGGTGCACCTATTCAGCGAACTGGAGGACAAGCCTCTGGTCCTATTCCTAAGATGAACATGATTAATGAAATTGGCCGTCGTGTTATGCAGGGTGGTAGCCGCCGTAGTGCCATCTACGCAAGTCTGAATTGGAAACATGCAGATGTTAAGTCTTTCCTCAAGGCGAAGGATTGGGCTGACATGCCTGTAGCTGGGACTGGCAAGAGTTTGTGGGATATTAAACAAAGCGACTTTAACTTCCCTGCACCGCTTGATATGACTAACATCAGCGTGAACTACGACACTGAGTGGCTTCTTAATTACTATGAAACTGGTGACCCCGGTGAAGTATTCAAAGAGAACGTAAAGCAGGCTCTTAAAACAGCAGAGCCGGGGTTCAGCTTTAACTTCTTTGATAAGGAGAACGAGACGCTACGCAACGCATGTACAGAAGTCACTTCTGAAGACGATAGCGATGTTTGTAACCTTGGTTCCTTGAACTTTGGTCGTATTGGCAGTGTTGCAGAACTTAAGGATGTTGTTCGACTTGCTACCATGTTCCTGATTTGTGGGACTCTCAAGGCTGACTTGCCGTATGACAAAGTTAAAACTGTTCGCTGGAAGAACCGTCGCCTCGGTCTTGGCCTAATGGGGATGCACGAATGGCTTATTCAACGTGGCTACAAGTATGAGGTAACACCTGAACTGCATAATTGGTTGTCTGTCTACAAAGGTGAAAGTGATAAGGTCAGTAAAGAGTTTGCGGATCGTCTGAGTATTACACGACCTGTAGCTAACCGGGCTATCGCCCCTACTGGTAGTATTGGTATCCTTGCAGGGACATCCACTGGCATTGAACCCATCTTTGCTGTAGCTTACAAGCGTCGGTATCTTAAAGGTGGCAATCGCTGGCATTACCAGTATGTTGTTGACAGTGCTGCACAGGAATTGATTGACCGTTATGGGGCCAATCCAGAGGGGGTAGAAAGCGCCCTTGACCTTGCAAGTGACTACGAGCGTCGCATTAAGTTCCAAGCGGATGTTCAGGACTATGTGGATATGAGTATTAGTTCTACCATCAACCTACCTTCTCGTGGCTCTAAGTTGAACAATGAGTCCACTGATGAGGAGTTTGCAAACACACTTGCTAAATATGCCCACCGACTTCGTGGGTTTACATGCTACCCTGATGGTTCCCGCGGCGGTCAACCTCTTACGTCTGTGCCTTATCAAGAGGCAGTGGATAAGCTAGGAGAAGAATTTGAGGAGCACGTAGAGGCACACGATATCTGTGACATTAGCGGCACAGGCGGGACTTGTGGTATCTAATGCTTATCTATGAAGCACACAATAAGGAGAATGGTAGGGTCTATGTAGGCCTTACCACCTCCGACCTGAAGACAAGAAAGTCTTCCCATCTAAGGTCAGCTAAAGCTGGCTCAAACGCTTACTTTCACAAAGCCTTACGTAAATATGGTGAGGATGCTTTCGAGTGGGATGTTGTCGCAACAGCAGGTAGTCTGGAGGAGTTGTATGAACTAGAAAAGATGACTATTGCCTCTTATGAGGATTGGCAAACCTACAACCTATCATTAGGTGGTGAACATTCTGCATACGGGATGAAGCACTCCGAAGAGACTAAGAAAGTCTGCGGGCAACACGCTAAAGAGAGGTGGAATGGGAAGAGGGCAAGAGACAAATATCCAGATTGGGTCTTTGAGTTAAGCTCATATAAAGAGGCTAAGAAATATGGAGTCCCAAAAACAACATGGTACAGACACCGTGTATAAGAGTTTGTAAGCTGCAAGACGGAGTTTGCATAGGGTGTAGTAGGACACAAGACCAGATACGAATGTGGACTACATACACTGACCAACAACGACAAAGCATAATGGAGAACCTTCGTGGTACAACAGAAACCAAAGCCAAGGACTCGGAGGACTAAAACTAAGCACGATGACAACAAACAACCAATCCACCTCTTGCCAAGAAACGAAAGACAAGAAGAATACTTGGAGGCACTTAAGACCTCGGATCAAGTTATTGTTTTTGGACCTGCTGGTACTGGTAAGACCTATTGTGTAGCTACCTTTGCTGCCAATCAGTATCACCTAAAGAACGTCAACAAGATCGTTATCACTCGACCTCATGTGGCTGTAGGAAAGGATATTGGTTATCTTCCGGGAACACTAGCTGAAAAGTGTGAGCCTTGGGCGTTACCTGTAGTGGATGTCTTAGAGCGTCACTTAACTAAAGGAGTTGTAGAGACTGGGCTTAAGAACTCAAACATAGAGATAGCACCACTTGCACTTATGAGGGGTCGCAGTTTTGAAGATACCTTCGTGATTGTAGATGAGGCACAGAACATCACATTACCAGAACTTAAGATGTTGGTTACTCGTATTGGTGAAGGGTCTAAGTTGGTCCTTAATGGTGATATTCAGCAGAGTGATCTTAAGGAAGGCGATGGTTTGAGTAAGATTGTCCACTACGCCAAAAAGCATATGCTACCCATACCTATCATTGAATTTACTATTGACGATGTGGTAAGGAGTGATATATGTAAGCAGTGGATTAAGGTGTTTACTGAGGAAGGAATCTAATGCGATACTATGAATGGATTATGGAGGAAGGTCGTAAGATGGATAATGTAAATCACCCAAGCCACTACAACCAACATGGAGTCGAGTGTATTGACGCTATCCGTGCAAGTCTTGGTGATGAGTTTGAGAGCTATTGTAAGGGAAATGTCATGAAGTATCTTTGGCGATATAAATACAAGAACGGGACCGAAGACTTGAAAAAGGCTCGTGTGTATCTTAACTGGATGATTGAGTCCACGGAGGGAAAATGACACTTACCCCAATCTTACTTGTAGCTAATCTTATTGTAGCCCTCTTGCTAGTCCTAGTCGTAGGGTATATGTGGAGGCTTATGACATCTCTATCTGTAGTGGCTACATACACCACACTATACCTGAACGATAAATATGGAGACTTTGGAAGCAAGCAATTTGAGGAGATGGAATGATGAAAGTTTTACTAACTATTTTAGCACTGGCCCTCCCAACACTGTCAATGGCAAAGGTGTCCTATGACGAGGAGACTAGCACACTGCGTATTACTGGGCAGACAGATATGGTTCAAGTGATTGCTGCCTCTAACATGATACGAGAAGAAGAGATTAAGTATGTTGAAATGTGGGGGCCGGGTGGTTATATGGAAATGGGGCTACAACTAGGCAATCATATCTCTAAGATTGAAGGTGTGACTGCAGTTATCCCAAAGGGTAAGCGTTGTATTAGTGCTTGTGCATTTGCAGCTATGGGGTCTAAGCATCTACGCATTGATGGTAAACTGATGCTACACCGTCCTTTTATTGTTGCTGCACCAATTACAGTTCCACTAGAAGACACCCTTGCCTACATGGGAAAAGGTTACCTCAAAACTGCTTACTACCTTGAAGACCACGGTTACTCTCGCCATGTCATGAATAATATTATGGACTACACAAGCCCTTGTAAGTTTATGGTGTATAAAGACATGGAAGTTAGAGAGCGTAAAGAGTTCACTGGTTGGAGTTCAGACGATAGTAGATGTGAGATGATGAAAAGGAGGATTCAACGATAGAGATATTCCGTAAACTAATAGCGGCTATGTTTCTACTGTCAGCAATAGCAGCGTGTACACCTGCATACGTCCACTGCGAGGATTATAAGCGTATGTGTGGTGTGGAGGTTGACAGTGGTCACTAGGGTCTGGCAAGGGGAATGAACTAACGGACGCGATTGCTCCTATACGTTCATGCGGGCCGCTAAAGCACTGCAATAGAAAAAGCCCCCACCAAACTAATGGTAGAGGCTCTTAAGAGTGGCTCGTCTGGTTTAATCACCGGGCGGGCTATTTTCTTTTGAATATATCGCGTATACTTCTTCCTATCTCACCCGGCGAGGGAAATAGCCAACCGAGGATTAGGAGGAGTATTACCCACATAGGAACTTCGTTGACCACTACAGTCTTGACTTCCTCAG